AGTGGTAGGATATGTTTCTGTAGCAAAAGATGTTATTTGTTCATTATTAACATACAGTTTTACACGGTCTGCTGCAGTTGATTGCGTTCTGTCCGAAGCCAAAACAATATGATACCAAGCTGATGCGTCACGATAAACAGCATTAGTTTTTAAGATAACACCATCTGCCCCAGAACGATAATCATAATAATTTAAAGCATTGTCACTTGTGTAGTAAAGATAAAACTCTGATGCTCTTAAAATATACCCAGCCGTAAGGTTGGCTCTTTTTAGCCATAAACTTATAGTGAATGTTTGTGTGTTTCCTGTAGATGCTGGTGTAAATGACAGAGAGGCACTGTCACCATCCTCAAAGCGCAGGGATTGGCCTTCTTCTACACGTTCAGTTACAAAGAACTGTGATGAACCTAAAGGTGTTGACATTAAGCAAAAGCCTGTAGAATGTTACCAAGTAAAATACGACCGCTAGATACTACAATATACGGAACAACATCTGTTGTACTTGCTGCTGTTGACAATGTAATGCCACCAGCATTTACTGTTTCATAATCAGTGTCTAAAGCATCTAATGTTCTACTACCTGTTCCATCCTGAATGAACACAATAAAACCAGACTGACCCTCTGATTCAGTAGAAGGGTTAGACAATGTAGTAATGTCACCACTCATAGTGATAATAAAGTTTTGGTACGTGTCAAAGTCTAGTGTCAGTGTAGTATCAGATGAATGTGAAATAGACTGAGTATTACCTTGTAGTGCTTTAGTATATGTAACATCACCATTATACGTAGTTGCAGCAGAATAGCTAACAGCACCTGTATATGTACCACCTGTTGATGGTACAGTGTTTGCTACACTGAATACATCATACACAACAATCTCTACAATGTCGCTTGCACTTAATGCTGCTAGACCACTTATAGTGTTTGCAGTTGAAGTGTTATAGTCAGTACCAGCTACAAGTGTAATACCATTTAGCATTACATCCGTGTATGTTCCATCACTAAATGTTAGTGTTAGACCATTATCGTCTGTGCCAGACAGAGATGTTTCGCCACCTGTTGCTGTAAAATAGTAGCGTTGTCTAATACCAAATGATGGGGATTTACCTATGTATGCCATTGTTTAGTCCTTACGGTTTTGTAGGCCATACCACAGTATCTGGAAAGCCATCTTGCGTTGGTATATCTCTAAGAGCCTGACGATAATCTAGCTGTGCTTGCGTTGGTGTTCTGTCTGAAATGCACCACCAATCGGTTGACATTAACAACCTATCACGCTCTGCTCTTACAATTTCTTCTGTTGTCATTATGCGTCATCCGTTTCATACACAATTGATACTATAAACCCATCACCATCTTTAACATGAGTGGTTAAAATTGAAGTCCATACAGTTGCGCCAGCGTAACCAATTTCAATATATTTTGTATTCCAACGCCCATAACCCATCATATTTAATGATGTCCATCCTGTTCCATCTAGCTGTTGCCACCCAAAAGTAGCACTTGGAAAATAGTTACTTACATTTTTCACAGTAAAAGGCAGATTAGCTAAAACGATTGTTTGACCGTCAGCACCCCCATTTTGATATGAATAACTTGTGTCAACTCTTAGATAGGCATTGGCCCAAACTAAATCTCCAATTCTTAAATAATCACCACGCTGTGCTGAATAAGCACTATAAATATCTGATTCATAAGCTGTAGTTGCGCCACTTGAACTAAAAACAGGAGTAAATGTGTTTGTAGAAACTGACGGACCAGCACCAGTAACACTGCCAGTAAAAGCATAGGTATCAGCGAGGTTCATACTTTCAGCTTGTATTTTTGAAACTGCCATTATGCGTTCTCCAATTCTTCTACCCTAGCTTCTAACGCTTCAATCTTTGCTATGGCTTCCTGCAACGCACCTGTCAGCAACGGCACTAGCTTGCTTTGGTCAATGCCCTGATAAACAGGATTGCCATCGTCATCTACTTCGTTGTGTGTGCCTGAAATTGCTTCTGGTACAATAGTCTGTACTTCATGCGCCATAAAGCCATCTACGGTAGTGTCATCAGTGTCTGCAATAAAGTTAAACCGCTTTGGCTGTAGCTGTTTTACACGCTCAATAGCACCTGTCATATCAACATCGTTTTCTTTCAAGCGATAGTCTGATGAGGTGTAATATGTTGTGGCTGATGATGACAGGTAGATACTTCCAATTCCAGTACCTGATGCGTTGAAAAAGCCAATAGCCTGTGCGTTATCTGCATCTGGCAAGAAATTCGCACCATACTGTGTGCCACCACCTGCATATCTAACATTAAGAGTGGTTGTATTCCCACCTGTACCATACGAAGGATTACCTATTGTGGTATGGCCTGTAGAAGTAACTTTAAATATTTGTGTGTTTGATGCACCAGTGCGCCAAGAAAAACCACCATCATAATTATCGTGATATACATTACCATCCGAAAATGGGAATACATGAACCCCATCTGTGCCAGTGGTAAAATTACCGCTAGAATTCTTAAATTGTAGCTGACCTATTTGCACTAGACCATTTGTGGTAGCGGCATCTACTTCTAACGTAGCTGATGGGCTAGTAGTACCAATACCGACATTACCACTGCTATCAATAGTAACTCTGTCACTGCCACCAGTTTTGAAATCAATCTGGTCATCAGTATCGGCTGTGATGCTAGTATCGCTATCAGCGTCTAGTATCAACTCATTACCGTTAATGTCTACATTACCAGTAAACGTGCCAGTAGTAGCTTGCAAGCTATTACCTGCTGGATGACTTATAGTTCCTACTGCTTTATTTTGAAACACAATATAAAAGTCATCTGTGCTTACTATACTTCCTGTCATCGTCAATGTAGTACCAGCTACGGTATATGCCACACCCGGTTCTTGACGGACATTATTTACAAACACCTCTATCTCATTGGCACTACCTACTGGATAGTCTAATGTAAAACCTGTGCCTGAACCACCAGTCAAATCCTGATAGCTAACCGATACAAAAGTTTGTGAAGGGGGTGGTCCTAAATATGGCATTAGGTTATCTCCAAAACACACAAAGTAGTGTCAGCACTATTAGCAGTATCTGAAACAACTTTTAATACGTCAGTATCTTGTAATACTACTTTTTGGTCACCACCAATTGGAACAAGAGTTGAACCAGCAGGTATAGGTGCATCCTTAATAAGATAAACATTACTGTTTGTAGTAACATCTACTGTATCTGATTCAATTTTTACACTTACTAATATTTGAGAAGAAGATATATTAGCAATAGACATACCAATAATAGTAGTCTCTGTTCCTGTTTGACCTGTATAAATAGTCATATCAGTAGCAGCACTAGTACTACTTCCATCAAATGTTCTCAGTTTAAAAGCATTTGCCATTTTTTACTCCAAATTACTGATATAATTATACCAGATTTCTCCTTGTTTGTCAAGCGTTATTTATCCAAGTGCAATAGCTAATGCAATAGCACTACCGTCTGCGTATGCTCTAGTTGATACTGTTCCTGATTCATCTGCAAATGTAAATGTTCTATTTGCTGTAGGGTCTGTAATAGATAGAGTAGTAGTGATGCTATCACCTGTTGTAGAACCATCAAATGTAATACCCGTATCTGTCACATTACTTGCAGCACCTATCTGATTATCTACATATGCTTTAATAGACTGTTGAGTAGCTAATGCTGTATCACTATCTGATGTCATTGCATCTTCATCTAAGATAGCAGTTACAGTTGCGCCACTAGCAAGTGTTAGGTCAGTGTTTGCAGTAAGGTTTGTAAACGTACCTGCAGCTGCACTATTAGCACCTATTGTTGTACCGTCTATTTCACCACCAGCAATGTCTACCTTAGTAATGTCAACTTCACCAGTGCCGTTTGGTGTAATTGTAATGTTACCATTAGTGTCAGTAGAAGTAATAGCATTGCCGTTTACATTGATATTGTCTACCTGCAATTCTGTAGCTGCAGTGTTAGTACCAATTGTTACATTGTCAATAGCACCACTATCAATGTCTACTTTAGTAATATCAACTTCGCCTGTACCATTAGGAGTAAGCGCAATGTTACCATTAGTATCTGTGCTAATAATAGTGTTGCCATCTACATTGATGTTACCAATAGTAGCACCACTACCGTTTAGCTTTAGTCTTTCTGCTGCTGTAGCACCTGCTGACATAGTTTTAAATACCATGTCAAACTCTTCAGCAGTAGGTGTCAAGCCAGTTGTTACAGACTCAATAACACCGCCTGTTTCAAGCGTACCTGCAGCAGTCTCAGTAGAAAACTCAATGCCTGTACCAATGCCCACAGCAGGTGTACCACTGCTCTGTACTTGCAGTTTAAGTAGGTCAGTAACGGCATTTGTAGTGCTGTTCTCTACGTTAAGAAGAACACCTGTATCTGCTACATGGGTAAGTGTTACTTCACTGTCAGCACCCATATTGATGATTGCACCA